TGTCCATAACAGCAGCACGCCCCGCACTATCAAGGACGGCCACCTATTGGACGCCCTCACGGTCCCGCCATATAACGGCAGGCCTTGGTGGGCTCCGAACGGGATCGCCGCCATCCCCACCACCGCCATTGATCCACCCCTCACGGCGGCTTCTCCGACGGTCCCGGCGCTTATCGGGTCCCGGTCCCCATTGTTTAGATAACGCCAAGCTTTGTATTTTGCTCAGAGGGTCTCATTACCAATCGATGTCGAATCAGATATTTTCCGAAACTCCCCAAGAATTTCGCCGTGGTTGTTGCTGAGATAACGTTCGACCTTGGCGTTTCCGAGAATCGAAACCAGATAACCCCGTGCTAGAACCAGATTGAGATGATCCGGTCCGTATGATTCTTCAATCAACTTCATCTCTCGCTGTAGGTTGGCCATTTCTGTCTCCATCTTCTCAATCTGCTCCGGGGAAACCCCTTTGAAGTTTTTAGGTTTGCCAGCATCGACCAGCTGATCTTGTGGCGTAGCGGCCAGCAAGGCCCTGGAATAGGTCACTGAAAAGTTGTTCATAGCGATCATCAACTCCACGACCTCGACTTGCCGCACGGGTTTCATCTTCTTTAGGGATTGAAACGTGCTGATCGGGCAATGTGTCTCTTTGAGAAGCTCAACGACCTCAGGGCAAATACCGTCCAGAAGTTTCCGTTTCTGGCGGATGCTTGAAATGTTGATATCCAGTGCCTTCGAAATCCGGTCTTCTGGAACCCCTCGGTCAATGGCCTTCAGGATCATCTTGTGTTCTTGAATCGTCGCCAGCCGATTGATCCGTTTGTTATAGGTGAAAGCCTCATCATCGGTGGCCACCAGGCAGGTGACCTCATCAATCTCCAGATCTTTAAGAACTTCAATTCTCAAATGACCATCAAGGAGTAAAAACTGCTTGGGCTTCTTTGGTTGCCGTGTGACGATTGGCGGTTCAATAATTCCAATCTCTCGAATGGAAGCCAGAATCTGTTGGTATTTCTTGGTCTTTTTGACAGTTGGGGGAAGCTGTTTTACCGGCAAGATATCCGCCAACTTGATGCGAACGCTTTTTGGCTCAAAGGCCATTGTAACAATATCAGACATTCCTATAACCCCGCACGCGTTTCAATTATATCCGCCAAGGGCCGTGGCATGGTCGACAACTGTTCAGCACGGAGCAGGGTTGTAAAATTTTCATCTGCCAACAGTGTCCGCATGGCTTCAACGACAAACAGAAGACGGTTTTGTGTGATTTCCGCCTTTTTGATCATCAGGCGTTGCCGGTCAGCCTCTTTTTTATAAACACGAACCAGAGTGTTCGAGGATATTCGGGTCCGGCCTTCCTTGGATTTGGCAGAATCCAGTGCCTTGCCTTGGCGACGACGACGCTCGACCACACGTTTTGCAATGAGTAATTTCTTACCGCGCAACAACCCTTTTTCGTAGGCCTCTGCCAAGGCTTCTTGAACGCCTTCAACATCTGATTCTGCAATATCAAGGGCCACACTGAGGGGAATTTGTCCGGCTTCAACGGCGATGAGTAATCGTTCTTCACCCTCCTCGAGAAGATGGATGATGGCATGAACATATTCGCGGGAAAGGCCTATTTTCTTGGCGATGTCCGTATCGGAATAGCCTCGTTTTTTAAGCTCGCCGATATCATGCAACAGCTCCAGTGGACGATGTTGCCGTCTGGCGAGGTTTTCAACCAGACTCATGATCAGCCGTTCTTCCTCAGACACATCAACGACGATGGCGGGGATTTCCTGCTGTCCAAGCGATAGGAAGGCTTCGAGCCGTCCCTGACCACAGACAAGCTCATACGTTGGTTCTTCATTTGACGTTTTACAAAGGCTGATCGTGATCGGCTTTTTCAATCCAACTTTAGAAATGCTGTCGACGATTTGGCGGAACACCTTCTTGTTACGGTCACGGGGATTGAGCACGGTAATGCGATCAACCGGGATCATTTCAACAATAGGCGTTTCTTGGTTTTTGGTCATGCTGCGATCTCCGATATTCTTGCCCGTTCAGCCATGGCGTAGAAAAAATCAAGGGTCTCAAATCTGTATGCATCCAGCATGAGACCATTTTCTTCCGCCAACCGGAGACGGTCTGTTGTCATGTCGTAAAGGGGGAGAAGGTAATAATCCAAGGGGTGTTCATTGACGCTGTCCATCCGGATGGCGACGGTGATATCCGGGGCCAATCCTGTATCAAGGCGGATCTTCCACCGAAATGATCCGGCTGGGGTTTGCTGACAGCGAGCGATGACGATTGAAGCGGTAAACTCACCGTTTATCGTCAACAGGTCTGTGGCTGGGTTGCGATGCACGTGGCCGCCCAGGCTTTCAATCATGGCAATGGTCTCAGCCACGGTTTCATGGTGCTTTTGGCGTAGGGCCTTGTTGATTTCGATATAGCGGTAATCACGGTCTGGCTTGAACCCGACCAATTCATAGGCCCGGATCAAGCTGCCAAACCGATGGTTATAAACACCGCTGGACGGCATGCTGTCGGCTTCATCAATGACGACGCCAGAGAGATAGCCATGGCGCTCAAATAATTGCTTCAGGCGATCCAGCATTTCTTCGTCTGAGTAACGTCGATTGCGCTCCCGGATCATGCCCTGCGCCGTGAAAAACAGCTGAGGGTCGACAATGCTCTCAAAGGCACCATCGGAGCGGACCCACAGTTCTGGGGTGTTGACGACACGCTTTTTCTTTAGCTTGAAGGATTGGTGGTTATAGACGTTGTTACCGATGTATTTCTCATTGGATAGAACCTGATGAACAGTTCCCCGGTTCCAGGGGCGGTCAAGGTCTGTCCGAATTCCACGTTCGTTCAGGATGTTGGCAATTTCATTTTCAAGCTTTCCGCCATCCACGAATTCCCGGTACATCCAGTTAACGGTTTTGATTTCATCTTCGGGCCCAGGAACCAAAATTACCCGGTCCGTCTGCAGGCTCTTGTGTTCTCCAAGGTCCAGCAAGCCTTGTGGCGTTCCACTTTGGTCAATGCGCATGCGGCGCAGGCCAAAGCCCGCTGTTCCTCCTTGTCTGAACCCGAGCTCAATGAGGCGGCACTGACCGGCAAATACCTTCGTTGATAGCTCTCGACTGTATTCTCCAGCCATGGCGCGTTTAAAACCCTTGAACATGGTTGAATAGGGGCTGCCATCATTTTCAAACTGCTCCGCACAGAAATGCACGGAGATGCCGCTCCTATGGCAGATGAATTCGTAATAGGCGCTTTCATCCGCATCCTGGAAGCGGCCCCACCGGCTGATGTCATAGACAAGGATGGCTTCAAAATCAGCTTGTTTGGTTTTAACGTCATCGATCAGGCGCTGTAAGGCTTCTCGCCCCTTGATCTGCAACCCACTCTTTCCGTCATCGGAATAGGTTTTCACGATCTCCATGTTGTGCGCTTCAGCATACTTGTGAATCACATCAGCCTGGTTCTCTGTTGAATATTGTTGGTGATCGGTAGACATGCGGACGTACTCAGCGACGCGGACCTTGTCAGCCTGATTTTTGCTATTATTCGTATCTGTCAATTTTGGGCCACCTCGCTTGTTGAGACAATTAGGCGAGCACCATATGTTACCTAGTGTATAATTACAAGCCTAGGAAAATACCAAGTTCTGGAGATTTAACGTTTTCGGGAAGAATCGAAGATTATGATGCGGCTTTGAGAATGGTTCCGGCAACACCAAAGGGGAGGCCCTTGGGGTCACCTGCATAAATCCATTCCATAGTGATACCATGAAGTCGGTAAAACTCAGCCATAGCCATGGGGTCGGGCATACGCTTCCCACTTTCCCAATGGCTCCAGGCCGCTGCCTTTACATCAATAGCCTCGTATAAGTCCTTCTGGCTTAGGCCAAGCGTAAGCCTTGCCGCCTTCAGGCGAGCACCAATCTGGATCAATTCATCGTTGTTTCGTGTTCTTGTCATATCGGAATATAATTTACCTGAGGTATTGTATTTTGTCGACCAACTTGGCAAGGTTTTGTATTAAATAAGGGTTTGGGTAGCACATGAGTAAAGTTAGAGCGAGAATCAATTCTTGCCTCGAAATTCTTAGTTTCTGCGATTTTTAGGCACATTGATATAGCTCCATATTTTGACAGCTGCCTCTTGCATTGAAACAATTCTGTTATTGACAATTGTCTCAATAGTTGGTAATATCAGACAAATGTCTAGGGAGAAATGAAATGCCAACACTTAATCTTATTGAGAGGACTCCTGCTCCTCCAGGCCAAATCTTCTCTGAGGAGGAGGTTCATGCAATGCAACGAGCAACCATTAATTTGTTTGAGCGCTGGGACATGCATGACGATGAAGCCGCTACGTTGCTTGGTGGAATTGCACCTCGTACGTATCAAAGGTGGAAGAATGGAGATCTTGGGCGTGCTGGACCAGATTTGGCTGCCCGACTTTCGAATCTTCTGGGAATTCACAAGGCGCTACGTTTGCTATTTAAAGAAGCCACACGCGGTTATGGCTGGATCAAGCGCCCGAATGATGTCTTCGCAGGCAGCTCGGCACTCGACATTATGTTGGGCGGGCAGCTAACCGATTTGATGCGGGTACGCCGATATCTGGATGCGCAGCGTGGTGCATGGTGATGCCCCCATCGTCACGGGTCACTTGGCAGTATCATCGACTGATTAATTCGGCATACCCACCCATTGATCTATTCGAGGATATTGCCGATCCTGCAGACTGGGAGTTGCTTGCTGCCGCCGAAAGCAAAACAAACCCCAGGATCGCAGAGACTATTGGGAATTTAGATGCTGTCCCACCCGAGCATAGGGTCAGCGGGGCGGGAGCGTCTTACGTCATGGCCCCCTTTGTTCATGCCAGTCCGGATAAACCAGGCCGTTTTCATGATGGTACTTATGGGGCGTTTTATGGAGCCAATAAATACGAGACGGCCTTGTTTGAAACCCTTCATCACACAGGGCTGTTCTGTGCCTCCACGAATGAGGTTTCCGGTTGGATCGCTGATATGCGTGAATTGGTTGGAGATATTGACGCTAACCTAGTTGATATCAGGGGTGATGGCTTCGACGACCTGCTTGCCCCAGACGATTATACGTCATCACAAGCCTTTGCCCGAACGACCAGAGATAAAGGCAATAATGGCATCGTTTATCCCAGTGTCCGTCACAAGGGAGGGGAGTGCTTTGCCACCTTCCTCCCAAATGTCGTGGGAATACCAATCCAAGGTCGCCACATCACCTATCACTGGGATGGCAATCGTATTGATATGATCCAGGACGTTTCGGATGACAATAAGGTCTATGAGATTGAAATGTGAGCTATGAGCGCCAAAATCATCTCAAGGTCTACTTAGGATTTCACAGCCATACTCACGGACACGAGGAGACTGTTCAAATCGAGGTTCCTTCCCTCCGCCATTATTCTATCGGCAACTGTCTCTCACCGAGGCGGTTGCCGCCAGAATTCCCAGCTTCTGCGCCGCTTTCAAGATGAAGCTGTTGACCTCGGTTTAAGCCAATCTCTTCAAAATCGCTCTCTATCGGCCAATTCTCTCTGGAGCTGTTGACCTTGAGCAAGTGGTACGGCGTTTTATGCCATTGATTGGACGCAGAAAATCCGTCTCACAAAACGCCTTAATTCCCCTAATTTTTAGCGACCGATTGGAACACTAATCTGAGCCATGAGTGTCGAAACAAAGCCTTCATCTAAAAAATTAATGCTGGCAATAGGTTCGGCGTTGTTGCCATCGCCCGGACACGCCGCTGCCCTCATTGGCAAACTTACCGCGTGAGAATCTTAGCAGTGATAATCGCAGGTTCGTTCTCATACCCCTTTTCGGCGAGGGCGTTGACCTTATCGCGAACATTTTCTGGTGACCAAAACATCCATCCCTGCGCATCAAAGAACGCACGGATCTCGTCGTTTCGATTTTGGTAGACATTTCCGGCCACTAAACCAAGAGATATCGCGGTCTCGGCGTCCGCCATGTTTGCTTCTATAAGATCATTTTTTAAACGGTTGAAGACGATGACACGGTAGTTTTTACAGGTGAAAAGTTTGTACCGACCCGTTGGAACTTCATATTTCTCCTGAAGTTCAGGGAATTTGACACCTGGTGAGTCCAAATACGATTTGGCCTCTAAGGCATATACATGATTTTCGTTCTGATTGAATGCAAGCAGGTCGATTTCAGGTCTCGGAATAGAGTGTTTCCCAATATCCCTCTTTTCTTGTTTTGTGACGTTGACCTTGAACGATTGGCGAACCCAAAAGCCCTCATGCTCTAATAGCGTTTTAATAATGGCTTCAAAGTGGTCCATGTCGGCACCCTAAAATTCAAAAAGCAAATTCATACACTATGACTAACCGGCTCAATGACTTGGCTCATTGGCATGTTTTTATGAATAACCAACCTAATCACAATGCGAAATAAAGAGACGCATCACTCAAAATGGGATGACATCATCATCTAGAATGGGCGTAACAGTCTCCCGGAATTGCTGATAGATGACTTGACTGTCGGGCCTGCAGACGCATCAAGCCTATAGACAAAATCGCCGCCAATTCATCTAGCCGTTCATCAGCTGTCATATGTTCGGGTTTTAAGGCATTCATCACACATCGCCTCCAATCGGATGTATGATTGCCAGTGGAAATTAGAAAATTATAGTAAAAACAGAATGACAGAGGGGGTCCGATAAAACAAAAGTATCGGAGCGTAAATGTGTGAAAATCATCCCGGTACTGTAATTTGATCCGATTTTATCAAACCTTTAATGCCCATGAGAATCGACTCCCACAAGTATTACGTCGAACCGACAAAAGTGATCAAGCAGCGGTGATTTTAGATAGAAATTCCGAAATTCTCACTCAATTTCATAGAGCTTGCTCTAGAGGACCCGGAGGTCTCGCGTCCATCTGTGATCGAAATTAGAGCAGCCCGAGAACTTCTTTAATAAGACTAAACTTATACTTCGCCTTGGAAGGCGAGCCATTCATCTCAACAACACGCAAATCCTTCAACCAAGTCTTTATGGCTCTATCGTAAACTCGATATTTGCTTTTTTGCTCGATGAAAATACTAATATTTAATGCTAGCCTTGAGTTTCGCTTTCTTGTTGTGGGCTGACCCCACTCGGACATGTATGAATTTGAATGAACAATTGGAAGTTTTGCTAAATAGATTCTTTGAAGGATTCTGTGTCGCAACTTGGTGGATTGATCTTGTGTCACACCAACTCGGTATCCTAATGCATAAAGCAAACCTCTATTAGGGCAATCCGCCACAAATTCCCATGGGCATTCAATATCAAAATCGATATCAACTTCCCGATACTGCCATTCATCTTCAATAGCTGAGATTAGACTTTCTGCACCTTCCCCTGTTGGATAGAGAAGTGCCTTGTGCCAATTTGAAACTAAGGTTTCAAAATCCATGTCTGCAAGCTGCGCATCAATAATCAATGACATTAATTTAGCGCTCCACTGAACGGCCAATCTTGTACCGCCCTTTTCGTGGTCGTATGGCAGTCACAATAGTGTTGTCATTGGAAACTAGAAGGCACAGATTTTTCAATCTATCAGTTTGTACTCCCTCAGGCGTTTTGCCCCCGAGTGCCCGAATCTTTTTCTTTGAAACTTGGATTAGCGTGACGCCTTTCCCTCTGTAAGTGAATAGATCTCCGTGAGCCAAAACTGCCTGTGCAGTATCATTCTGGACGCCCCGCCTGCGGAAATTTTTCGAGGCGTGTTTGGAAGTGTTCTCATTAATTTTTTGGTTATCGTTAGCGAAGGCCTGCTGCTGCGCGATTGTATGTTTCATGGGTTTTTTCCGTTCTCAATTGTGGCTGTAGTTGCGGCTGAATTTCTATTTTCATACTCTCACAGAACGGTCGTAATGCCCACATGCGTATATTAATACTGTATCATAATGCAATAATTTAATTGTTTTAAAACAATAAACTATATATATTTTTTGACTTAATAACGCAGTATAGCAAATATCATTCTATATCAGGGTGAAGTTGCCGGAGAAAGGTTTATATGTCTGAGGAAAATAGGGTTTTGGAACTCTCGATGAGGCGATTCATAAAAGCCAAATTACCGTCACTAAGCGATGATGTTCTAGATAGTGTGATCGCAGAGATAGATTTTTCGAGGTCTCAGTACACACGCTATTCGCGATCCAAAAAGGCGACAAACAGTCGGTTTACCTACAAAAGCAAAAAAGCTTCTTGCTTGAAAATTAAGAAAATGGCCCGAGAGCTAAAAGTAGAGGTACAGAACGCCGACTTAATGCTCTTAGACGAAATGCATGACTATGTCGGCAGCAGCGTGTTTCAAGACGACGTCACAGCCAAACTTGAGAGGCTCAGCACGGCGTGTGAAGTACTTTTAAAAACTGTCCCAACATTTATTGAAAAAGGCAGGCCGTTGGATCGCATCCATTATGACTGGGTTTTAAATATGCTGCGTATTTACGAAGGTCTATTTAAGCCGAAAGAAATTGACCATAGGAAAAACGGTGAGTTCGTAAAATTTCTCACACGATGGAAGCCAGAGGGATTGCCGGATCTGATCTTGGGTATTTCGCTGATTTTGGGAAATACTATCAACCAAGCAGAAAGCTCGAAATTACAACCAACTATCGGTCTATGAAATCGATTGTAAATATTGGAAACAGTTTGATGAAAGGGCTTGGCACGCCAGCACGAGGTTTTTCAGAGAACATTGGGTCAGTAAAACTTGTCGACATGAGTGAGTTTCAACCCTCACCTAGAGAACAAAGCTCGTTCGCAGGCGATGATCTAACTCCTGTCGTTTTACGGTTAATACAGAAAAATTTAGCTAAGGGTCACAATGTTGTTCTGCTCTCACGCAAAAACACTTTGCCCTGGTATGTTAATGCTGGGGGAAATGACTTGGAAAAATTTCTCACTTACGTACGTGGTCATCTTGATGAAAGTGACAGACGGAGGGTCTCGATTTCAACGGCACACAAATACAAAGGGCTCCAACAATCTACTGTGGTTCTTTTAGATGGCGTTGAACGATGCTACCCCCTTATTCATCCTGATATCATTTTTAATCGTATCTTTGGAGACGGGCCGGAAAAAGCCATCGAAGAGGACCGAAGACTTTTTTACGTTGCTCTGACCCGTGCAGTGAACACCCTTTACATTATCACTCAGGGTTCATCAAAATCTCCATTTTTAGATGATATCAAAGGAGACCTAAAACCCATAGAATGGATGCGTTACCCCCCACCATCAGGTAATGAGTTAGATGGGAAGTTATTCGTTTTGATTGGAAATTCGCCAAACAAAGGCTCTGATCCAACTCACTCAATTCGACAGGCACTAAAAAATGAGGGCTTCCGTTGGACAACTTCAGACTGGTCGTGCTGGCATAAAAGTTTTACTTCAGAAAATTTCTCTCCAAAGGAATTTGTTGAAAATGCAACTTGGGCAAAAAATGCAGACGGCGTGGAAATTAAGTTCCAAAACGCCTCCGATGAACTAATTGCTCAGTGTCACATAATTCACGGAACTTCCGTGTGGTCACACGAAGAATAGCTCTTGAAACGTAACTTTTATGCATAAGGGCTCAATGATTGTGTCATTGGGAAGACCTCCGCCACCCAGCAGCTATTGCTTCGTCTTCAGAACAGAACAAACGCTCGCCCTTTGCCTCATCAATTTGCGTCCTGTCATACCAGCGCCCACCAGGAACGTGGTAAATCCGAGAGCCTTTGCTGCTGATGTTTCCTTTAACCAAACATCCGCTTGGCGACACTGGGGCTTGCTCCGAAGCTAGCCGTTTTCCTCTTCGCCAGTCCCAGGGCATAACAAACTCGCCCGCCCAGAGGCCAGCCGACATCGACTTCGCTTGTGTCTCGTGACTGACATAATCGTGAGAATAGCGAAGGTATGCGACGGCTAGTCCTTCTGAGACGAGCCAGCCATTTAGGTCTTCCTGACCTTTAAAACAAACTGCCACTACCGGCTCGAAGATATTGAGGCTTATGAGGCCCAGCAGGTCCGCAACACCGAAGGCTCAACCTCGACCCCTCTGCCGTTACTAAGCGTCGTGGGGTCGCGATGACTAAGCCGATCCCAATCTGGCGAGGTTATGCGGGCAGCGGCAAAACCACCATCACCAAGCACGCCATTGACGAGCTTGATCTGTCGACCATGAACCCCAACGGCGGACAGGGCGGTGTTCTGTTTGCGGCTTTTACTGGCAAGGCCGCATTGGTAATGACCCGCAAGGGCACGCCTGCCTCCACCATTCATAGCCTCATATATAGGGTCTCGGAAGCGACGCCAGAAGAAGTCGCCCGGGTCGAAGCTGAGGCGGCCAAACTAAGCTCAAGCATTTTGACCATGCCCGCGTCGGAACGCACCTTTGCGTCGGAACGCCTGAAACGCCTGGAGCTTCGTCTCGCCGACATTCACAAACCCCAGTTCGTCCTGAATGAACAATCCCTGGTGCGTGATGCCGACCTGATTGTCCTCGATGAAGTCTCCATGGTTGGAGAAGAGATGGCCAACGATCTTCTCGCCTTCGGCAAACCCGTTCTTGTACTGGGCGATCCCGGCCAGTTGCCTCCCATCAAAGGGGCTGGCGCGTTCACCGATGTTGAGCCTGACGTCATGTTGACCGAAGTTCACCGTCAGGCCGGGGACAGCGCCATTATTCGCCTGGCCACGTTGGCCCGCCAGGGCTTGCCCATCCCACAGGGTCAACATGACGATCATGTCTGGAAGATGTCGCGCCGGGATGTATCGCCTGAGCAAATGCTCATGGGTGGCCAGGTGATTTGCGGTATGAACGCGACTCGGCGGCAACTCAACAACGCCATGCGCCACGCGGCAGGCTTTGCCAACACCTATCCCACGGGCTGCGATGAGAAACTCATCTGTCTCAAAAATCGCCACGATCTTGGCCTGATCAACGGCATGTTTATCGACCTCACCGATATTCAAGATGAAGGTCCTCTCGCGTTGAGCGCCGTCATCAAGACCGAGGACGGGGATCTCATTCCGGGCCGGGTTAAAATCTACAAAGGTCATTACGACGACCATGTTGCCTATGACCGGGATCGGTCGCGCAGGGACTGGCGCGATGTGCGGGGCCTGGTGGAGAGCGACTGGGGCTACGCCATCACCTGTCATAAAAGCCAGGGATCGCAGTGGGAAAATGTCCTCGTTTATGACGACGGTCTTGGCCGAACGCCTGAGGATCGGGCGCGGTGGCTGTATACCGCGATCACCCGTGCTGAGCAGGGGCTGGTGATCCTTGATTGATTTTAACGATGTCGCCCCAGCGCCCGCAAAGCCCATCCATTATGATTTGGACGTCATCGTCGCCCAGCTTCGAGAAACGGCGGAGCATTGGGTGCCGCAGGATTTTCCCAATGGCAGATGCAACGGCGATGAATGGCGGCTGGCCAATATTCGAGGAGACGCACCTCGCAAGAACGGCTCATGTGTCATCACCCTTAAAGGTGATCATGCGGGTGACTGGATTGATTTTGACGGCGGTCAGGGCGGTGGCCCCTTAAACACGTTGGAACAGAGGACGGGACTTTCGGGACGCGACCTGTTTGCCCATGCGGCGGACATGACGGGATGGACGGATACGTCACCACCTCGACAAGAACCCGCCCGTGCACCTAAATCCAATCGGGACCCGGCCAGTGAAATCTCCTTTATTCTGTCCCATGCCAAACCCATCAAAGATAGCCCCGCCGCCGATTTTCTGGTGGGTCGTGGATTGGCCATTCCGGATGGCGCGGATATCAGGTTCCATGCCGACCTGACGCACTGGGAGACCAAGACCGGCTTTCCGGCGCTGATCGCCATCGTCCGTGATCACGCAGGCACCATCGTCGCCATTCACCGAACCTATCTGCACGTCGATGAAACATCGAACACTGTCACCAAGGCCGATGTCGCAAAGCCGCGCATGATGTTGGGCAAGGTCGCAGGCGGGGCCGTGCGATTGTCGGAAATCGGTACAGACGGTGTACTTGGACTTTGCGAAGGCATTGAGACTGGGCTGGCGGTGATGACCGCGTGTCCCGGCCTGGCCGTCTGGGCGACCTTGTCGACCACCAACCTTGAACAGGTTCACCTTCCCCCCGAAGCGACCCGGGTCATTATCCTGGCTGATCATGACGAATCCGGTGCCGGGTCTCGCGCCGCTGAAACCGCTGCCCGCCGCCTGCGCTCGGAAGACCGCACGGTGAGCATTGCGATGCCTCCAAAAGAGGGAGAGGATTTTAATGACCTGTTGTTACGCAAAGGCACCAACACTGTCGCCGAGGTTATTCATTCGGCGCAACAATCGGATGCCGAAGAAGAGCCGGAGGCCATGGGACGCCATATCCCCGTTGGCTTCGTTTATCCTACTGCATCACTACACACCCTGCGGGCCGACGAGGGGGATTTAGCCCGGGCCGTTGATCGTGCCTGGAGCCTTCTGCTCACAGCCAACCAGCCACCATGGCTGTTTCGGACCGCCGGGTTGCCGACCTGGATTGTTCCCGACGACGAAGGCCGCCCGTTTGCCTCGACGGTGACGGAAGAGCGTCTGCGCTACATGCTGGCGAAGATCGCCTTGTGGCGACGCATTGGCCGAACCGGCGAGCTGGTCCCGTCACCACCTCCCACAGCCCTGATCAAATCGCTTCTGGCCACGCCCGACCCTGGACTACCCATTCTTTCCGGCATCGTCACCACACCAGTGTTTGGCCGGGGTGGGACGCTGCTGACGGAACCTGGCTATCACCCGGACGCCAGGCTGCTGTACCACGCCATTCCCGGTTTTAAGATGCCGTCAGTTCCGGAGCACCCCGCGCTTGAGCAAATTGCCGAGGCGCGGGATCTGCTGCAAGACGACCTGTTCGGCGATTTTCCATTCACCTCACTGGCCGAGCGAGCCCACGCGATTTCCCTGCTTTTGCTCGGCTTTGTCCGCGCCTTGATCAATGGCTCGACGCCCCTGCACCTGATTGAAAAGCCATCCCCCGGCACCGGGGCCACCCTCATGGTGGACGCGATCTCGACCATCCTCACCGGGACCGGAACCCTGGTCATGACCGAAAGCCGGGACGACGAGGAATGGCGCAAACGGATCACCGCAAAACTGCGCCAAATCCCGGCCATCGTCTTGATCGACAACCTGCGAGGCAAACTGGATTCCTCGGCCTTGGCGGCAGCTCTGACCGCACCTTTTTGGGAAGACCGGATCCTTGGTGTCTCGGAAACCATCCGCCTGCCAATCCGCTGCACCTGGATTGCCACCGGCAACAATCCGGAGTTTTCCAACGAGATGGCGCGCCGCTTGGTGCGCATCCGGCTTGACGCCCGCGTTGATCAACCCTGGCGGCGAGAGGCCTTCAAGCATCCGGATTTAATGGGCTGGGTTCGCGCCAATCGCGCCCGACTGGTTGCCGCTTGCCTCACTCTTTGCCGGGCATGGATCAGCGCCGGGCGACCACGTGGAAAACGCAGCATCGGCAGCTACGAGGCCTGGGCCCAGACCATGGGTGGCATTCTCGAGGTTGCTGGCATTGAGGGCTTCCTCGAAAACCTGGACGACATGATGGCGGCGTCCGACAGCGAAGGGGCCATGTGGCGTGGCTTTATATCCTCATGGTGGGACAGGTTTGGCACGGCGGAAGTTGGCAGCAGTGACCTGTACGACCTGGCAATCACCTGCGAGCCACCCTTGCCACTTGGCTCCGGCAACGAACGCTCGCAGCGCACCCGGCTTGGCAAATCTCTCGGGCGCATGCGCGACCGGGTGTTTGCCATCGATGGGCGAAGCCTTCACATCACCGCTGCCGGTGTGAAACACCAGGCCCAACGTTGGCATCTCTCCATTGATGAAAATATAGGCACGGATAAACGTTCCCCACGTTCCCCCGATGAAGCGGTAGGCGGGGAACGTTTGGGTGCAGAGGCACAACGTTCCCCTCAACGTTCCCCGGCCCAACCCATTGAAAACAAAGGCTCCGGGGAACGTGGGGAACGTGGGGAACGTTTTCCCCTCTCCTATACGTATGCGGGGGCGCACGCCCCTGTGAAAGAAACCTCGGAAAAACGTTCCCAACGTTCCCAATGTTCCCCAACCGACTGCAAACCAACAGATTTTGAAGGGGAACGTGTCGGGGAACGTCAAAACGAACGTCCCCCCATCACAAATCCACCCGACTGGCTCAAGGAGGTCCCGTGATGATCACGACACACACCACACCGCAATCAAAGGAGAAACCAAATGGATAAATCGAATGTGATCAACCCAGAACCGAATGCAAGGGAGGCGCTTTCTCATTCAACGTCCGAACCGGAATGGCGCTCTATACCAAATTGGCCGCACTACGAAGTTTCTGAATGGGGCGACATCCGGCGTGTAAAAGCATGCAAAATCCGAAAAGCAGGTGCAGTTTTGGCTCCCTTCTTTCGGGACAATGGCTATGTACAAATTGTACTTCACACAAATGGTAACGCACGGAGATTTCTTATTCACCGCCTTGTTGCCATTACTTTCCTTGGCCAGCAACCCACACCACTCCATGAGGTGGCACATCTCAACGGCAATAGACGAAACAATCACTACAGCAACTTGTGCTGGGTGCTGCATCGGGAAAATGAGGCACACAAGAACCTTCATGGCACGCTCCGGCGTGGGTCACAGGTAGGAACCGCCCGGCTTGATGAGCCGAAGGTTCGATTGATCAAGTCTCTCCTACGTAGCGGAAAATCTAAACCGATTCTGGCTCAACAGTTCGGTGTAAGTGCCTCCACCATTCGTCAAATTTCACAAAACAAAACCTGGAGGCATGTCCAATGAAAACCCTCGCTCTCGATCTTGGCGCCAAAACTGGATGGGCCTGCAACGTTGACGGCATTATCCATTCTGGTGTGATAAATTTCTCTCCTCGCCGATTTGACGGTGGAGGCATCAGATTTTTACGTTTTCGGCAGTGGCTAACTGAGTGGAAAGCTTCCGCTGGAACGCCTGATGTTCTCGTTTATGAAGAGGTCCGTGCCCACCGAGGAACAGATGCTTGTCAGGTCTACGGGGGATTTCTCGCAACACTTACGGCCTGGTGCGAACACCATCAAATCCCTTACGAGGCCGTGCCGGTCGGCACCATCAAACGTCACGCCACCGGCAAGGGCAACGCCAACAAGCAAGTGGTGATCGCCGCCATTCGGAACCGGGGGTTTGATCCTGTCGACGACAACGAGGCCGATGCGCTGGCTCTGCTTGGCTGGGCACAGGATCACCGCATGGGAGGTGTGTCATGAGCAGTAACCTTCTGAACATTGCTGCCACCACGGTCGCAGAACGCCATGAGCAATACGGCAGTGCCAAGCCGCTATTCGAGCACATCGCCAAACGCTGGTCGCTGGTTCTGAGCACCGAGGTCACACCTGCGCAGGTGGCGTTGTGCCTGATTGACCTCAAGATGGCCCGGCTGGTGCACGCCCCGAACCATGATGATTCTATCATCGATGTGGCAGGCTACGCCGCCTGTCTCAAGGAGGTGCAATCATGAAATGGCATCCCCGAGGTTATGGCGGCAATCGCCGTCCTCCTGACCAAGTCAAACGTGATGGCTGGCAGGACCAGGGCATGCTGGCTGTGTCGGTTGAAGATGACCGGCTGACCTGGCCAGAGAAAGAACTGATCCGCCGAGTGGGTGAAAAACTCTATGGCAGGCGACGAGATAATGTGGAGAACCAGCATGATTGATTGGACGCCATCCCTGGTGGAGGATCGTCTGGAGGAGGCCGCCGACGTGCTCAAACGGTTGCCCGAGCAAAAGGTGCAAGGGTATTTCAACGTCTGGCCTGACATGGTCCAAAGCTTCGCTGACAAGGTCGGGCAAACGCCTGACCCTATGCGTCGTCCTCCGCCATCAGCTGCATCGATCTCGCGCATGGACGAGACGTTAACGTGGATGAATCATCTGGACGCAGAGGATGCCCGTTTGGTTTGGATGCGGGCTGAGAGAACGCCGTGGAAGGGTATCTGCTGGCGCTTTGGTGTTAGTCGTTCTACGGCAATACGGCGGTGGCATTTTGCGCTCAGTGTCCTTGCCCTTCGGCTTAACGGCCAACGTGTGCCCACGAAGCGATCCCGGTCGTTTGTGATCAAGAACGCTCAAAGGCTGTCAATAGAAATCGTAAAGTGACACACTTTTTGGTGACACATCGCAAGGTGAGACAGATGCCGAAAATAGGGCTATATTTTTATCAGACTTGGGAAAAACGCGCCCGGAAAAACCCCTGGGATGCGACGCCCCGCTAACCCTTTGATATATTGGGTCCTTCCTGGCCGATATCCTATACGGGGGGCTTCAGCGCGGCATATCTCTACCGTCTGAGCCTAAAACTTACTTGACGATCGCTTGACCGACTGACGACGAAACCGCTGTTTTCTCAGGGTTTTGGCGCATCTGCGGTCGAGAAATTGTCAAGTGAGCTGTCAACCGGCCCTTCATTTGTCAAGCAAGCCTCCAAGCCGTTCCACCATTTTGGGTGTGAGCGGCTTTTGTTTCCAATGACGCGTTAAAGGAAAAAGCCCGATGACAAAGCGTTCACGGGGCAAGTCGCGACTTCGAGTTTGTCGCGTTTGTGATCGGCGTGAATTGGTGCGGAAAGATAACCTATCGGAACAGTGTCGTAGTTGCTCATCCAAGGCTGCTGGAATGAAAGGAATCGAGACCTGCCGAGCCAGGCAGTTAAAAAGGGAATGTGAGCAATGCGGCTCTATTTTCCCCACTACATTGAGCGCAATCACTCACAGTGGGGCTCGATATTGTTCCATGGAATGTTACAAAAACAGTCGTCGCGAAGATCGGAAGTGCAAATCCTGTGGAACAATGTTCTCCGTTATTCGCAGTGCAATTTCGGATCGAACAAATGCTTCCGGCAATTTTTGTGGCAGGTCTTGTTACTACAACTTCCTTGGACAATCGAACCGAACGAATGGCCGTGGCTCGCGTTGGAACAAGATACGAAAAGAAGCACGCCGAAAGGCTCCCTTTTGTGCCATGTGCGGGAAACTTCATCCGCTTGATGTCCACCATATTATTCCGTTTCGCCTGACACATGACAATCGCCAAGCCAACCTCATCCCTTTGTGTAAACGCCATCACAAACAGGTTGAGGGCACATTCCTAGATCTGGAAAAAACAGGCCTTGATTTGGAAACGTTGCATCTGTGGTTTCGTTCATCTTTGCTTCAGTGGCAGATGGCATCTCGGTTTATTCTAAGACGACTCAATAAGGAATTATCATGAATGAATTAGCCATCGAACAATGGCCGGTCACTCGATTGGTTGAATATGCGCGAAATCCACGTCGCAACGACGACGTCGTTGACCGAATGTGTTCTGTTATCGAAGAATTTGGATTTCGCATTCCAATTATTGCTCTTAGCGATGGTGGCGTTGTTGATGGTCATTTGCGTCTGAAGGCCGCTCGGAAATTAGGTCTGGAAACTGTCCCTGTTGTTCTCGCTGACGATCTGTCTGAAACACAAATCAAGGCATTTCGATTGCTTGCAAATCGCTCGGCCAACTGGGCCGAATGGGACGACGAACTTTTGGCTCTTGAGTTGGAGGACCTTCAGGCTCAGGATTTTAACCTTGAGCTGACGGGATTTGATTTTGATGAGATTGATCGGTTGTTGAATGCCGACACAGAGCCCGCAGGCAACACCGACGACGATGATGTACCAGAAACACCTGACGCGCCGATTTCCAAACCGGGTGATCTTTGGTTGCTTGGCAATCACCGCCTGCTTTGTGGTGACGCCACTGTTCTGGGTGATGTGGAGCAGGTGCTGGACGGAGGCCTAGCCGATCTGACCTTTTGTGATCCGCCGTACAATGTGGATTATGCAGGCGGGGCCAGTCGCAAGACAGATCGCCGTATTGAAAATGATAACCTGGGCAATGCGTTTGAAGCGTTTTTGTATGATGCCTGTGTCAACATTGTCAGTGTAACCAAGGGCGGCATTTACATCTGCATGTCATCGTCGGAACTGCACACGTTGCAAAAGGCCTTCGTTGACGCCGGGGGCCACTGGTCGACCTTTATCATCTGGGCCAAGAACAGATTTACGCTGGGTCGTTCCGATTACCAACGCCAGTACGAGCCGATTTTGTATGGCTGGAAAGAAGGCACGGATCACTTTTGGTGCGGAGCCCGAGACCAGGGGGATGTGTGGTTTATCGACCGGCCCCACAAAAACGATTTGCACCCGACCATGAAGCCCGTGGCATTGGTGGAACGCGCCGTGCGTAATTCTTCGAAGTCCCGTGACATCGTGCTCGATCCATTTGGTGGGTCCGGCACAACGCTGATCGCCTGTGAAAAAGCGGGGCGAAGCGGCAGGCTTATAGAGATGGACCCAAAATACGCAGACGTCATTGTCAAACGCTGGCAGGAATTTACCGGGCTCAAAGCAACGCTGGACGGCGATGGTCGGGCGTTTGGTTAATCGGGATAGACCGATGACAGGATGGCGGAACATCAATGCTGATCAGTCAGGCCGAATATGCCAGAAAACGTGGCGTGTCGCGCCAATACGTGGGCCAGATGGTTGCCAAGGGCATCATTCAGCTCGTCGACAAGAAGGTGGATGTGGATCAGGCGGATGTTGCCCTTGCGGCGATCCGGGATCCGGCCCGAGCCGAGCGTCGCCCCAAACATGACGATGATGCCCCTGCTCCAGTGCCGGGTACTGACGGCAACCAGAGTGCAGCATATGCGCCAACGTTTTCTCAATCCGGCAACGACCTGCCGACCCTGCTGCTTAAAACCCGCATCAAGAGCGAAGTCGAACGGGCCAAACTACTCGAGATCAAGGCCAAGGTTGAGGCTGGCAAATACGTGGATGCCGACGATGTAAAACTGGTTGCTTTCAACAAGGCTCGAGTTGTTCGAGATGCATTGATGAATATCCCTGAACGTCTGGCCGCCGTGCTGGCGGCGGAAACCGATACACAACGGGTGCATAACATGCTGATGACAGAACTTCGTACGGCGCTGGAAGAATTGTCACGGTGATACCAAGCGCGTCTAAAGTTTTTGGCACGGCCTTTGACAACGGCCTGCGCCCAGACCCGTTGTTGACGGTTTCTGAGTGGGCCGACCAGCACCGCCGATTGTCAGGCAAGGGGGCTGCCGAACCCGGCCAATGGCGCACCAGTCGAACACCGTATTTGCGAGACGTCATGGATTGCCTGTCACCTTCGTCCCCGGTGGAACGAGTGGTGGTGATGAAGGGCGCTCAGGTTGGGTTTTCAGAATGCGGTAATAACTGGATGGGGTATGTGATCCACCATGCGCCAGGTCCCATGCTGGCGGTATTGCCGTCATTGGATATGGCCAAGCGAAACTCAAAACAGCGGATTGATCCGTTGATTGAGGAAAGTGAAATTCTCTCAAATCTGGTCAAGCCATCCCGGTCTCGTGATTCCGGCAACACTATGCTGACCAAATCGTTCCCCGGCGGCATGCTGGCTTTGACCGGGGCAAACTCGGCTGTGGGGCTTCGCTCGATGCCGGTGCGGTATTTGTTTTTGGATGAGGTCGATGGTTATCTGGGTGACATCGGGGGCGAAGGCGACCCGGTGGCCCTTGCGGAAGCCCGAACGCGGACCTTTGCCCGGCGCAAGATTTTTATTGTCTCAACGC